CCTCGGTGTCCTCGTAGGGCACCTCCTTGTACGGTCCCACCTTCTTGTAGAACCGGGTGCGGAAGGCTGTCTTGCTGGTGCCCAGCCGGTCACCCCTGTCCACCACGAGGAACTGACCGTGGAGGTCTTTGTAGCCGTTGCTGGCCGGTGTCCCAGTCAAGCCCGTCGTCCAGTCGAACTTGTCCGCGATCTTGCGAAACGCCTTGACCCGGTTGGTCGCGCTGTTCTTCATCTTGCTGATTTCGTCCCAGATGATGCCGTTGAACGGCAGCGGGCGATCCTTCTTGACAAAGTAGGTCTGGAGTGTCTCGGCCAGCCAGCCTAGGTTCTCGTAGTTGATCAGGTACACGTCAGAGGGCCGCAGCAGCGCCCTGGTGCGCTGATCCTTGGTGCCAGTGACCATGCTGAATCTCAGGTGCTTGGTGTGCTCCCACTTTGTCGCCTCTTGCCGCCACACCAGCCGGATGACGCGGATCGGGGCCACGATGATCACGCCCCGCAGGAAGCCCGTGCGTAGCAGATGCGCCAGGCTGGTGAGCGTGATGACCGTCTTGCCCAGGCCCATGTCGAGCCACAGCATCGACGAGGGGTGGGTGCATTGGAAGTTGACGGCCTTTTGCTGGTAACCGTGGAGCAGGTCAGGAGTCAGCACGCGGCACCCAGAACCTGTCGATTACCCACTTGCCTGTGGTCACATCGTCCACCACATACACCTGAACCCCGTGGCCCCGCATACGGTTATGCTCGCGCTCCTGAGCAGGCGTGGGCTTCATGCCCTCGCGCTTGAACTCGATGAAGAAAACCTTGCCGTCGGGCCGGATGAACATGCGGTCGGGCACCGCCATCCGGGCAGGGCTGGTGAACTTGTAGACCAGCAGACCGCGCTCTTTGGCGTAGTCGCAGACCTTGGCCTCAATCTGTTTCTCGAGCATGGCGGTCATTCCCATCTTTTTGTTTCAAAGTTGTAGCGCCGGCTTTGGATGTAGGCAGTCATCTCTTCGTCTGTCATGCGCTGCGTGACGGGCGGCACATACGGGTCGGGCGGGTACACGAATTCCGTAGTCTGATTCCACTCGTCGGCGATCTGCTTGGCGTGCGCCTCATCGGTCACCACAGCACCGCGCTTCTCGGCGAACGTCAGCACGTTGACGCCGTTCTTGTTCATCACGCCCCACCAGCTCGGGCCAACCTGCTCGGCGCGGTACGGGCCAACGGCGAAGTATTTTGCGGGTAGTGCGGTCATGCGAGTCCCAGACATAGCTTCTCCACTTCTCTGATGTAGTACTCAAACTCAACCGGCAGCGCAGCGTCCTTGATGTCGTTGCAGACCTGCACATTCCAGCCACTCTCGACGCCAATCTTGCGCCACTCGGTCTTGTCCTTCAGGGGCGGCATCCACTTGAACAGGGGCTTGCCACCCTGGGCGATGTAGTACCGCGAGGTGTTCTGCACCCTCCCGTCGCCCCACTGAAGATAGCTCGATCTGGGCACCTTGGTGCGCAGCATGAAGTCCATGATGTCAGGCCACTGCTGCACGGTCTGCCGGATCGGGGCGCCTTCGACCAGCACCTTCTCGGCCACCTTGGCGATCACCAGCCCGCCGGCGTTTTGGTGCCACTCCATGTCGTACTCGTAGGCGCCCTTGCGCTTGACAGAGCCATCTTCGTACTGCCCGATGTAGTTGTTCACGTCCCGAATGAACACGCGCTTGTAGACCGCCTCCTCGAGGTTCAATCCAGTGCGCGTCTGCCAGGCTGCGCGAGCCATGTCCACGAGCCACTTGTTGGCTCTGGGCACCCGCACGGTCAGGCCGTCGGTGTTCACTTGGATCAGGCGCAGCCCGGGGATGTGCATCAGCCCCTCAGCCAGCAGGCACAGCAGCAGTTGCCCGTTGAGCGTGATGGTCATCGTGTACAGCGGGTCGTAGAACACGCTGAACTGGTTGTTGCTGTCACCATACACGCCGTTGAGCGCCAGCTTAAGCATCGCGCTCTCCGCGGACTTCTTAGGGTACTGCTTGCGCTGCTCGAACAGGTGCTTGTAGATCGTGACAAAGGTCTTGCCCAGGTGCGCTGGGTGGAACCCGTTCACGATAGCCAGATTAGGGTAGTAAGAAGTAACGTCGAGATCAACAATGACGTGATCATCGTCAGACTCGATGACCTCCGACTCCACTGAACCATGTATGCCGCCAAGGCCAAACACAAAAGTAAAGCCGTCAATGGTAGCGGTGAGGTCATTGAACACTCCCTTGGTTTCCGTGATCACTTGCGCCTTGAGCCAGCCAAGCACCCGGTTGAACTCAGGCTGCTCAAACGCGATCCAAGGCAAGATGGCGTCCTTGAGCGCGATGCTCGGGCGCCTGGTCTGCCGGGGCGTGCGTCCCTTGCTGCCGTAGTCGTAGCAGGCGACTCCGGCCTCCTCCAGCTTCATGACGAAGTAGTCCTTGCCGATCTTTGTGTCGTTGTGGTTGATGAAGTCGCGGCTGTACTTGTGCGTAAGCTCTTCGCGGAACTTGAGCATACTGAAGGTGTGCTCATAGAACGCCTTAGTCTGCGCCACATCGTGCGCGTTGTACCGCTTGAGCACCGGCACCTGGGCCTGCGTCAGCGTGGTGCCCACCGGGAACGGTAGGTCTTCGATGTTGTCGCTACGCATGTTGAATTCCAATACCTTCAGACTGGTGGCGCGGGCCTTGTTGTCGAAGTGGTGAATCTTGAACAGGTCGATCTGCGGCACAAATCGGTCAGATGGGTTGACCTGATGAGTCCACTTGTCATCGCTCTCGTCTTGCGAGTTGATGATGGCCTGGGCTTTTTGATACAGCGTGGCCGCGTCTGAGCGGCCCATGCGGATCAGCGTATGCAGGACGGGGTAGTCGAACCCCAGGTTATTGAACCCGACCATCCGGGCATTCGTATCCTTGAGATACTGGAGAAACGCGACGATGTCGCGGGAGTCGTTGCGCCAGTCGCTGATTTCAAAAGACCAGCATAGCGGCGCTTCTGCATGCTCCACCGCCAGCGTGAAGACGTTGGGGTAGGTTTCGATGTCGTACACATAGTCGTTACTCATTACGGTTACTCGGATGACGGGGGCCGAAGCCCCCGGTTGATTACTGGCTCATCATGAAGGGTGGCAGGCCCGCAGTAAACGGCGCAGCAGGCATCGCAGGCGCACCTTGAGGCGCAGCACCGAACATTCCAGCCGGAGCAGTCGCAACCGCACCGAATAAGTTAGACGCATCGACGGCTCCTTCACCGAAGGCAACATCATCACCAGCAAACTGAACAGCGATCAGGTCGCAGCGGATGCCGCGGCCATGCTTGTTGTCTTGCAGCCAAGGCTTGACCGCAGCATTGACCCGACAACCACCATACATCTTGCGGGCGAGCTGCTGGTAGGCCATCGTGTTGGTCGGGTCGATGGGCTGGCCGTCAGCCTGGATCATCTGGGGCTGGCTGTCCCGGCCAGCAGTGATGAACACATGGCCGGCGTAGCCGTCGTAGGGCTGGAAGGTCTTCTTGTTGACCTTCTCTTCACCACGGCCGTAGCAGCGGGTCTTGCGGTCGCCTTGGACCATGCCCATGACCGTGTTGGCGTGCTCTTTCCACTTGTCCAGCGCCAAGGCGCCGTACTTCTGCATGAACTGCTGGAAGCCAGGGTGGTCCTGCGGCATGATGAACTCGCAGTTGTACGAGATGCGCTCTTTACCAGTCTGCTCGTTAACCTGGCGCTGAGGTTCAGCAAGGTGGGGGAAAGACAGACGGACGTTGGACAGAAAAATGATGTCGGACATTACAGTTACTCCAGTTTAAGAAAGCCACGAGGGCAGGGTTTCAACTGCGCTAAAGAGTGGCGCAGCATTGAGAACGACAGCCGGTCGGCCATCGGATTCGGGGACGACGGTGAGTTTGCCGGCCATCTTGACGACGTACTCGGTTTCCATCGTCTTGAGTTGCCGGTCAGTCAGTTGCACCTTGGTGCCGTCGCGCTTCTCCCAGGTCAGCTTCTCGGCTTTGGCTGGCGTGACCAGCTTCGTCTCGTAGATCGCGCCCTTGGGGATGCCCATCTTGACCAGCTTCTCGGCCATCTGCTCCTCGGGCAGCGCCCAGGTGCGTGAGCCACGTCCATTGACCAGCTTGAGGCCGGGGATGGTTTGGCCGGCTTGCAAGCGGCGCAGGGCTTCAGCTTCGACCCCTTCGAGCAACTGACGCATTAGCGGAGCAGCCTCGAGGATTTGTCTGATCTGAGCGTCATCCATCGTGGATGGATCTTTGTCGGCTGATTGCTGCGCGACATCCAAGGTTTGGCTTACAACGGGTTGGAACATGATTCCGACCTCCTTCATTACGTTACTTGCCAGCGCGGCGCAGGAGCCTTTGGCGCGGCAAAACTTACATTGACTGTCACCCGGAACAAGCGGCGCATCTGGTTTGTCAGTTGCAGCAGCTTGCACCACGATTGTACCGATGTTGCTCAACAAGTCACTAACCGATACCTCATGCGAGGTGATCGGGTTCATGCCTCTGAGCGCCAGCTTGGGCTGGATGATGGTCATACGGATTGTCTTGACCGGGTAGCTGCCGTTGATGGGCAGCTTGTAGCCTGCCAGCACCCCGTAGGCGTACTGTTCAAGCTGCATGTTGCCCTCGGCCTCCACCACACCCATGCCGTCTTTGTAGTCGATCAACTCAAGGGTGTCGCCACCGATGATCTGAACGTCCACGGTGCCCGACAGGTCGTCCCGGCCCAGCAGGTAAGCAGGATCGACATGCGTCTCACTGATCACTTCGCACAAACCGTTGTACTCAGCGGCACGCTGATCGATGTAGTCCAGTGCAATCTGCACACGGGCTGCACGTTCAGCGTCTACGATGAATTCACCGTCATGATCAGTCAGCGTTTTGCCGACAAAGAAGTCGGCTTCGGTAACGCGCTTCAGGCACTGCTCGAGCAGCGTGTGACTGTGGGTGCCGTCAATCGCAGCCGGACTGCTGCGCTCATCGGGGTACTTGGCCTCCTCGCGGATCGAGCCTGGGCACAAGGCCCAACGATGCCGTTTGGAGGGTGACAGGTTAGCGTGGGTGCTCATTCAGCCACCTCAACGGTTGGCACAGTGCGCCATTGGAAGTCTTCAGGGTCCGTCGGATCGATCCATTTTTGCTGAAGAATCAACTTCACTGGACCGGGTGTGACTTTTTCATATGATTTTTCAATATAGGTGTACTGTTTAACAAACCGGAGGTCAGCGGTTGGTGTTTTGTACACGGCGTTTTGATTAATCGTCATGATTCCCTCGCTTTCAACATAGCATCGGCGAACGTGTACGCAATAGAAGCAGCGACTTGTGGTGTAACACGTTCCAGTGGAACCATTGCCTGCATCGCCTTGGCCGCGAAGTAGTCCCTGAGCGTCATGCCGGACCGCTGCTCGGGCAGCGCCCGTTCAGTGGGAAACGCTGGCCCGCCGCTCATTTCAGTGCCTCAACGCCAGCGAACAGAGCACCGTAGTGCTCGGGCTTGATATCGTTGATGTTNTGGTAGCCCAGGCTGGTCAGAACATTTTGAATCTGGGCACCCTTCTGGGGGCCAAGCGCCTTGTAGGACGACATGACGTAGTCAATCAGCCCCTTAGGGTCGCTGAACGGTGCGCCGGCGGGGGCTGGGGCCGGGGCTACAGGTGCGAAGCTGGGCGGCGCGGGCATCGCCACCACCGGGGCAGGAGCGGCCACTGGGGCTGGCACAGTCAGCGTCACAGAAGCGGCGGGGGCTGCGGAGGTAATGACTTGGGGCGCAGGGGCTGCTACATTGCTGGACTCCAGTTTGGCAGTCAGGGCAACCACAGCAGCGGTCAGAGCATCAATCTTGGCTTCGAGGGACATAAAGATTTTCCTTACGGTTTACAGGGGGGATGATGGAGAGACGGTCTTCAATGAACGCCTCGATGATTTCACGAAGTACGCTCGACGGTTGCCCGTACTTGCGTGCCTTGGCGTGAAACTTGGTGCGTGTACTGCCCGCGACTCGCACGGTCAAGAACACAGATTTGGGTGTGGTCATCGCTTAAATTCCTCACTTCGATGCTTGCAATCGTAGCACAGGTGAGGTACGATGTGCAACAGGTCAGGTAAAAAATTTTTGGAGCGACAAATGACAAGCGGAAAAAGAAACGCCCCGGGGGTTAGCCGGGGCGATCAAGAGGGTCTGATTAGGAGACTGTCGGCAACTGCGATCACCAACGGGCCAAGTGTATGACAGCTTTACCAAACGTGCAATCGCATCCGGCATCAGTTGACGCCTATATCCGGCACGGCTGGAGCCTTGTGCCCATCCCACCGGGCACCAAGGGGCCGCGCACTCCTGGCTGGAACCTCAAGCCTAACGCCCTGAAGACGCAGGGCGATCTGCCCCAAGGCTACGGCATCGGCGTGGCTCATGCGTACAGCGGCACGATGGCTTTTGACATCGACGACTGGGGCATCACGGTGGCTCAGGGTATTGACCTCGATGCGCTCTACGCTGCCCCTGACGCGGTGATCGTCAACAGTGGCCGCCCGGGCCACGGCAAGCTGCTCTATCAGATGCCCTTCGGGTTGGCGCTGCCGAGTAAGAAGATCATTGTGGACGGCGTGACCGCCTACGAGCTGCGCTGCGCCACGGCCAATGGTCTGACGGTGCAGGACGTGTTGCCGCCGAGCATCCACCCTGACACCAAGCAGCCCTACACCTGGGCGGGCGATGGCAACTGGATGCGCCTGCCTACGATACCGCAGCAGCTGCTCGACATCTGGCAGAGTTTATTGGAATTCGATAAGGTTCGTAATATCGGTATAGAGGGCAATGTTGACGCTTCGTGGGAAGAGATCCAGCAAGTACTCGAGTTCATCAGCCCCGACTGCCCCCGCGAGGACTGGATCAACGTGGGCATGGCGCTGCACTGGGCCGGCACCCAGCTCGATGAGCTTGACCAGGCGCTGGCGCTGTGGAACGACTGGTCGATGCCCTCGGGCAAGTACCCCGGCGAGCGGGAGATCGTCAAGCAGTGGATGTCGTTCAAGACTGACAAGGTCACAGCGGTGAAGCTGGGCACCTTGTTTCACATTGCCCGCAAGGCCGGCTGGGTCCGTCCTACACCGGACGCCAGCGAGTTGTTCAAGATGGTCGAGCAGGCACCCATGCCGCCGACGGACATCATGCAGAGCCTGCGGCCTGCGCCGCCAGAGATGGACTTGTCTCTGTGGCCCGCGGTGCTTCAGACCCGGGCGCAGGAGGTCAGCGACTCGGTGGGGTGCGACCCTTTGGTCCCTTTGTTCGCTGGCTTGGCCGCTGTCTGCGGGGTCATTGATGCCCGCACCCGGCTCGAACTCATGCCAGGCTTTCGCGTGCCCCCGGTGCTGTGGCTTATGACCTTGGGTGAGCCAGCGGACAAGAAGTCACCCGGTAGCCGGCCCATGCTCTCCCCGCTCAAGGACATCGAGGCTGAGGACCGGCCGCGGTATCAGAAAGAACTGCTCGAGTGGGAGGGCAAGGAGGCAGCATACGCGGGCGCCAAGAAGTCGTTTCTCGAGTTCAGCGCCTCACCTGACGCCATGCTTGGGGGCCAGCCCCCGGCGGTGCCCGAGATGCCCCCGCAGCCCGTGGCGGTCAAAATCACCGTGAGCGACATCACCAGTCAGAAGCTGGTGCGCTCGGCTGCTGACCGGCCTAGAGGGTTGCTGTGCCATCTGGACGAGATGAACTCGTGGGTGCGCAAGTTGACCGATAAGACGACAGGTGAGGACCGCAGCGCCTGGGTAGTGTCTTACGAGTCGGAGCGTTACGAGATGGACCGGGTAGGGGCTGGCTCAATCCATGCCGAAAACCTGGCCGTGAGCATCTACGGGAACATCCAGCCTACGGTTTTTAGGCAA